CTTATAATTATATTAATTAGCTCTTTTGATAATTTTGAGAGTGTAATAATTAAAATAATAAATAATATGAAACCTCCAATAACAATGGAAATAAAGTAATGACTAAGTATAAAGTAGGCCAACTATCTGAACAGAAAGCTCCCATCACGCCTGGTTCCAACTGTTGCCTACACAAAAACATCGTGCCACTCGAAATAGGTTTTGCCTCCAAGAGCTGGCCGAACGGCTATAAAAATGAGCCAAACTATAACTTTGCTATCAATATCATCAGCGCAAATGTTATCCGGGTTCGTTCTTATCTTTGCTTAGATTGCAAACAGGAAATTAAAGCTCCGAACCCAGGAGCATTGACTAAAGATAGGATATAAAAAATGAAATTAAGAATTTTAAGAAAATATTCTAAACAATTAGATTGTCATCTTATGGATGTTAGGTATGGTGGACCAAATCCAATGAAAATAGTAAATTATGATACATTACAATATTTTAATGAAGCAACTTCTGAATGGATAGATGTTCCTATAATAGAAGAAAAAGAATTAAATTAAAAGGAACTAGCAATGATAATTCCTAGCATATCAACTACAGCAACTCCGCAGAAAGAAGGTTCTTTCGATTGCTTGGCTGTAGAGTGCGCTCCAACTGACAACATACTTACGGCTGAAATCGCAATGGTTGGCGAAGCTCCAGGCGAAATAGAAGTCCTGAAGAATGAACCTTTCGTAGGTCCGACAGGATCTCAGCTTAATCGCATCTGTGCAGCAGTCAGACTCGCAAGATATAAAATCTATCTCACTAATGCTTGCAAAGCTAAGTTACCTAAAAACAATACTGCTGTATTATGGACTGATAAAGGCTACCGCCATCCAGACTGGAGCAAATTGCAAGCTGCCCTAATCGATGAACTTGCTCAATTTCCAGGCAAAGTAATAATGTTACTCGGCGCTACTCCAATGAGATTATTGTTGGACGAGCCTAAGTTCGATTCAATCACAAAATATCGCGGTTCTTTCTACCATGCTGAAGACTTCCCACATTTGAAAGACAAACTTGCAGGTAAGATAATCGGTTTGTCTTATCATCCATCTTTCACCCTCCCATACGGTCAGCCTATCCACTTCTACACGATGATCGCAGACTTTACAAAGGCCCTGCGAATCATTGAAGATCCAGAATTGCTTGTTGACAATGTGGAAATAAAAATCAAGCCTAGCTTTGAAGAAATCATGCAGTTCTACGCCTTGATTAAGACAAAGGAATATGTAGCATTTGACATCGAGGCTACGCCAGAATTTATTACCTGTTACTCATTGGCAGTCTATCACGATAACAAGATTCTCTCCATGTCTGTTCCTCTAATGAACAACCAAGGCAACTATTGGGCAACAGCAGAAGAGATAAAAATCTGGATTGGACTAGCTGAAATACTTAACAACGAAGCTATCGGCAAGATTTGTCAAAATGGAATGTTCGACATCATGTTTACTTTTCGTACCATGATGATTAAAACAGATAACTTTTATTTTGATACAATGCTTGCGCAACACATATGCTATACAGAACTTCCAAAGGGACTTGATTATTTAACTTCAACATACACCTACTATCCATATTACAAAGATGAAGGTAAGCAATCACATCTTAAGGCTATCAAAAACTGGCCACAATACTGGACTTATAATGCCAAAGACTCAGCCTACTTATTGCCAATAACTGAAAAGCTCCTTGAAGAGTTGGGTGAATTCGATTCTATGGACGCTATGGATTATACAATGAACCTCCATAAGCCTCTTATGGAAATGGAATTCAATGGCATCCTGACTGATACAGACGGAATCGAGAAGATCAAATCTGATTATGAAGTCAAACTGATTGAGCTTCAAGCAGAGTTGAATAAGCTCGCAGGTAAGGAGATTAATCCAGGTTCAGCGAAACAAATGGTTGCATACTTCTATGGCACTTGTATGATCAAGCCATATGTGAATCGCAAAACTGGATCAGTCACATGCGATACTGTAGCCCTCCACAGAATTGCAAAGAAAGATATTAAAGGATCTGAAGAAGCTAGAATCATCATAAAGATTCGTAAGTATCAAAAGATGGTATCTACATACTTTAATATCCAGGTCGATGATGATAAGCGTCTCCGATGTAACCATAAAATCTCTGGAACAGTCTCAGGCAGGATTGCTACTGAAAAGACTTATTTTGGTACCGGGTCAAACTTGCAGAATCAGCCGTATGTTTTCAAATATTATCTCATTGCTGATGAAGATTGGATTCTCTGCGAATGTGATCTTGCAAAGGCTGAAGCTCATGTAGTTGCATACCTAACTCAAGATGCCAACATGATTCAGTCGTTTGAATCAGGAATTGATGTGCATAGTTTTAATGCAAGCAAGATATTTAATGTTCCGATTGAAGAAGTAATTCATGAGGCGAAGACTAAAAAGGCTGATCAGAAATCTACTATGCGTTACATGGGCAAGAAAGTAGTCCACGCATCCAATTATGCAATGGGGCCACAGACATTCTCTGACAACCTTGCAGCTGAGGAAATTTTCAAATCTCAATCAGAATGTAAGCGATTGCTTGATAGTTATTCTGACCGCTTTCCTGGGCTGAAACGCTGGCATAGATCAATCGAAGAAGAGGTTCAAAAGAATCGTGTTCTCTACAACTTGTTCGGCCGGCCTCGTAGGTTCTTAGGTGAAATGAATGCAGCATTATTCAGGAATGCTTATAGCTATAAACCTCAATCAACAGTAGCAGAATTGTTAAATCGTGGAATGATAAAAGTAGTAAATGATCCCAGGCTAGGCAAAGATGGATTCGACATTCGCTGCATGACAACTGTTCATGATTCGTTCGTGTTTCGGTTTCACAAAAGCCAAATTTCAAACCTGCCTCAGATTCTTCTTATCATTAAAGATCATCTAACACACACATTTACTTACAAAGGTAAAAGTTTCACCATCGGTTTGGATGCTAAGATCGGTACCCAATGGGCTGGTAACACGGCTGAAATCAGTAAGTTTACTCAAGAAGAATGTGATAAAGCTATTGAGAAGATAGGTTTTTAATTAAGAGATAATAAAATGGGAAAGCCCATTCAACCATCGTATGTTGCTATTCAAGGAACCTTTTCATGTCGAGGCAATTAGATAATTGGTTATCACACTACATGAAGTACACACAGCGAACAGAGCCACCAGAACTTTATCATCTTTGGAGCGGACTAACTGCTATTAGCTCTGCCTTGCGAAGAAAGTGCTATTGTAACTGGGGAGCACTTCGTGGTCATGTTTATCCAAACTTATTCGTTTCCCTAGTCGGACCTCCAGGCGGACGGAAAGGCACAGCCATGAAAATTGCAAAGAGCTTTGTTCAGAAACTAGACGTTAATATCGGAGCAGATTCGCTAGGCTCCACCCAGGCGTTGTATAAAGAACTCATGGACAGCGAAGATACTTATGTTGACCATGCTGGATTTACTCGCAAACATAAGAGCGTATCAATCTGGTCAGAAGAATTTCAAGTCTTTTTGAACGACAGAGACCAAATGCTTCTCGCATCCCTGACTGACCTGTTTGATTGTGCAGATACTTGGAAGTATAAAACCTTAGCCAGGAAGACTGAAGACATATCCAATTGTTGGCTAACGCTTTTTGGTTGCATAACTCCTAGTCTTTTGCAATCTAAGCTGAGTCAAGACGCAGTTGGTGGTGGATTGATCTCTCGAATCATTTTCGTAGTTGGCCAAGGCCCCAAGCAAAGAAGAGCCTTGCAGTTCTTGACTGAAGAAGAAGAAAGTACACAGAAAATGTTAGAAAACGACTTACAAGAAATTGCAAACCTATCAGGACAGTTCACCCTCAGTAAGGATTTTCTCAAAACTTATGTTCGTTGGTATGAGCAAGATTATGACGAGTCAGGTGTGCCAAGCGAGAGGTTTCTTGGCTATAATCATAGAAGACCGCTTCATTTGAATAAGGTCTGTATGCTTGTATGTGCTGCCGAGTCTGACAACATGATCATTACGGCTGAACATTTCGAGCAAGCACTAGCAATAATGCAAGCAACAGAACTTGAGATGCCAAACGCTTTTTATGGACTTGGTTTGTCCAGTCAGGCTAACATCTATGCAAAGATACTTTCATTCATTGATAGTCACGAATCTTTTGAATGGACAGAACTGGTTAGAAACTTTCACCTAGATGTAGATAACATACCTCAGCTACGAGGCTATGTTGAAATGGCTGAACAATCGGGGATACTCAAAGCCGAGAATTCTGCTACTACTTGTATGTATACTACCATTCGGAAGAAACAAAAGCTTCGTGATCCAACGTATCTTGATAGAACAATATTTAGATTGATGGACAGGAATGTTATTAAAAATCAAATGGAGAAAAACTAAATGACACCAGCTACTAAAGTACTATTCTTTGACACTGAAACAAGTGACTTCATTAAAAAAGCTCTGCCTGCCAACGATCCAGAACAGGCCTGGACAGTACAAATCGGAGCAATTCTTGCCAGCCAAGAAGAAGAATTTGATCAAATGAATGTCATCATCAAAAGTAATGGCCGGTCAATGAATTATTATGCCCAAGAAGTGCATGGCATCACCATTGAGCGAGCAGACCAAGAAGGGATAGACGAACTAATTGCTGCTGAACAGTTTGGTTTAATGCTTCGACAGGCAGACTTGGTCGTATGCCATAACTTTGAATTTGATTGGAACTACGTTTATCAGATGATGGAACGCAACTTTGAAGAGCTATCAGATCTGGCGAGAAGTGCCTTCTATCTTGACCTTCCAAATCATTGTACCATGCGCGATAAGAATGTCGTCAAAATGTGTGGCTTGAAAAACAAGGCTGGCAGACCAAAATGGCCAAAGCTAACCGAGTTGCATGAGCACTTATTTGGTGAATGCTTCGATGGAGCGCATGATGCTTATGCAGATATCAGCGCAACTAAAAGATGCTTTTTTGAATTGGTGACTAGAGGAATTGTTATTCCGAACTTAGAGGATTGAAATGATTATGGATAAAAATATAATGTTATCTTACTTGAGAAACCCATACGGTATTGATGAACTTGAATTACGTACAGCAAGGTTACAAGCTGCCAACGAGCTTGAAAGGCTTTATAAGATTGAAAAAGGATTGAAAGATATTGTATCAAAAATAGAAAAACATAATAATGGAGCTTAACTATGCAAATTGATCCTTGTCCATCAGAAGATGATTACGAATCTGGTCCTTCATTACGAGCATCAGAATGGCAAAACTTTGCTACTAGAGTCTTTAATCATATTGAATCCTACACTGTTCCGCAATACGGAGATAAAGGACACGATCAATGTTCAGAATTTAGCGAAGCTGATTTCATCACCCAAATGAAAAAGTATCTAAATAGGTATGGAAAGAACTCTAGAGAAGGTCAACAGAGACTTGACTTGCTAAAGATTGCACATTATGCAGGGATGCTTTATACAAAATTAGCTGAAGAAACTCAAGAGCTTGATAAAATAATCATGCATGAATAAGGATATTTATGGAAATCCAAAAATTCATAATCACTATCCAGTGGGGAAAGGGCCTCCATTATGTTGCATCTACTTGTAATACTGAAAAACATGCATCAGAATTAGTTGCTTTCCATACTGAAAAATGTGATAAATTAAAACTTAAAACCAGCCGCGGAGCTAAAGCAACTGTGCGATCCTGGCAATTAGTAACAGAGTCTAAGTGAATAAATTTATGAAAAAATTAACTGAACTAGATTTACAAAATGCTCTAGATGAATGCGAATTATTACAGTTCAAATCTCATGGAGATTGGCTGGCTGGCATGATTAAGAGATTGAATGCTACGCTTGGACTTATAACAGAAAAGAAAATTGTTAAAAGTTTTCCGGCACTGGCAAAACAAACTGTGATTAAAACTGGCAATTCTATTGATCCAGAAGTTCCATGCAAGAGTTGAAGTGATTAACTACACCTGGAGGGTGTAATAAAAATGACTACGTTCAAATCTACAGTGCTGCAAAAACTCCAAACTTATTTACTTTCTCGGGAAGCAGAACCAACTAGAGATGCAGCCAACGTAATAATTCCTAATGGAGTTACAGCAGCAGCTACTATTCAGGCAATTAAAGATTGTATTAAAATAGTGGAGGGAACAAATAATGAAAGCACATCTTAAAACACTTGATAGAGCACATATTAATGCGCCATTGCTTCGAGAATTTCTTACTAAAGAGCTAACTGGTGCTAGCATAATTGCTATTGAGGAAAAGATTAAGCAACTCTATAGTCAGATACGAGTTTTAGCTGATATAAAAGTACATCTAATGAATGGCTCAAAAGACTGTACAATTGATCTCAGAGAAGCTTTACATAATGATTTGATATCAGCCTTAGCTCATGAAGATGGAGAATGAGAATATGAAAATAACTGTAACCAAAATCACTAATTTATCAGATGCTCATTTAGCTATTGAATCTACAATGCGATCTGGATTTACTGCTAAATGTTCACTTGATCAGTTATATAGATGGGAACATAGTCCAAGTAGAACGCAGTTATTTTGGATACACATGATGAATATTCCAACAAAAGTTAGTGTTCATCTTGTTCGTCATGCAGCAGTAGGGCAGCAACATTTTGTCATGAGTAACAGATCAGATCGTGGAGGGGCTGGTGATGACCAAGTCACACGAAACTCTCCAGTTAATCATCGCATGTTACTTAATGCCCAGCATTTGATTGATATGAGTAGAAAGAGATTATGTTATCAGGCGAGTAAAGAAACACGTAATGTAATGCTGGAAATTCAAAAAGCAGTAGAAGGGATTGATTCAGTTCTTGCTAATTATATGGTACCAAATTGTGTTTATCGTGGTGGCTATTGCTGTGAGCCAAAACCATGTGGGCAATATAACATTAAACGATATGATCCTACAGCTATAACTAAAAAGATAAGTATAAAAGATCAAGAAAGTAAAATTCATAGGTGCAAAAAGCATCATAAAGATTTTACTGGTAGCATTTGTCCTGAATGTGACGATGAGAATAGTGATAACTTAGTTGCGTATCACGAAGGATGAAAGAGGTATATTTTATGGCAAATATTGTATGTATGCAAGATGGGAATGGTAATGTTTATGCTACATATATGAAAGAAGAAAGCATAAATAAATTAAATAAAGTAACTGAGAAGAAAGAAATTACTTTAAAAGAATTAAGAAAGATGTTTATTTATAATCCTGAAACGGGTGATTTAATATATCGTGATCCTCCAAGAAAGAAAAAAATTTATTTTCCTAATGCCGATGGAAAAGCTGGATATGCTAATTCTAAAGGTTATAAACATGTTTCTATTAGAGGAAAAGTATACTCAGTACATAGATTAATATGGTATATTTATTATGGTAAGAAACCAAATAAAGATATTGATCATATTAATAGAAATCCATCTGACAATAGAATAATAAATCTTAGACTTGTTACTAAACAACAAAACTGTTTAAATAGAAGTATAAGTAAAAATAATATTTCAGGTGTTACTGGAGTTAGTTGGAATAAACAAATAAATAAATGGCAGGCAGGAATTACTATTAATAAAAAATATATATTATTAGGAGTATTCTTAAATTTTGAAGATGCTGTAAAAGCTAGAAAATCTGCTGAAGATTTTGCAGGCATAACAAAATTTAAATTTCATTTAAACAAAGTATAAACAAAGTATAAACAAGAAAGCCAGAACCTACGATAACTTGTAAGTTCTGGCAATCTTTTTATTGCACCGTATTTGTTACTTCAAAATATCTTTTCAATATCACCTCTCGTTGCTGTTGCAACTGTCCAAGCCTTTCACGAACATTTGTTGTCTGATCAATCTTTTTCAACTTATTAATTACTGCCTGGTTCCGATTTAGTGCGGATTGAAAATTTTCATGCACTTTCATTTGTTTGAATCCATCCAGGTTTGAATTCAAGAAAGTTCGCTTGTCTTCCGAGTTTTCAAGTTGCTTCTTGAATATGTCTACTTCCTTGCTGCCCTTTCCAAACTCTTGTTCGTTGCTAGACTTTTTGTAATCCTCACCTCGTCCGTAATGCCAATAGTAGAGTTTGCCTGCAATCGGAATGGACTCTACAATTCTGGCATGATCAAAATCTATTGTATCTCCCGTAATGTAAGCTCCATACAATTGGTTAAGATCCTTACTTATGGAATTTACAAATCTGAATGGTGGCAAAATTTGTCCTATTAATCCAGATCCTAGCCCCTCTCTAGTAGTCTGCATCCTTACAAACTTTGATGCTCCACCCATAGTTAGAAAGTTTTCAATCACGTTGTCTTCAAACTTAGTTTCTTTTCCCAACATCCAATCCTTCAATTCATCCGCTCCAGCATTAGCAAGTGTCAGTAAACTCACCAGCTTGATCATGTTACCAATTCCTTCAATAACCTGATCCCGTTCGCCAGTCTTAATTTTGTGCCAGGCTTCATTTCGGAAAACATCAAACTGTTTGAGTGTGTATGTCTTGAGCATATAAAATACTCGACCATTTCCACTCTTTAGGTATTGCTCTGACATTTCAGAAAGCGCCACAGGCTGGAAGTCAAGCAATCTATGATACAACAACATCTTTACATTGTCTGTTGGATTGTTTGCAAGCAAATCATTTATTACACTCTCAGACTGTGTACCAAATATTGGCTTGATTTCCTTCAATAATGTTTGCCGTCTATCCTCAGTGCTGGCCATAGCTTTGTAGTTACTAAATGCATTGTTGATCAATGTCTCCTTGCCTATCGAATCAATTCTTTCAAGTCCGACTTTTTTAAATACCCAACTTACTGCATTTCCTAACGTAGTTCCATCTGCAAATTCCTGGGCTATCCTTTCAATCCCGAGGTCTTCCTTAGTTATTTCAGACTTCTTAGTTATGGCCTTACCAACATTCTTAATCGTATCAGCAAGTCCACGTGGTGTCCATACTTTGCCAACATACATCGCCCAAGCCAAATCACCAATCTGAGTCAGCGCAGATATAGGCGAACCCATCACGTCGATGTATGACATATTTTTGTATGCATTAACTATTCCTGTAGCTCCATGTTCGTGGAATCTAGCATCAAGAATATCCCTAACTACTTTTTCATCATCTGCTTGGATTCTACCAGACATTCGCAAGTCATTAATATATGTTCCAATATTCTCAGTGTAATCTCTTTGCAGTTTGTACTTATCCAATTCTTGTTCAATTCGCAAGAGGTCGCCAGAAACATCTTCTATGCGTGCAGTATTGTTGGATTTTTCATACTCTGTGAGCATTACCTGCTTTCGTTTCTTCTCAGTCTTCAGGGTTGCTATTCTTTCTGGAACCTTACCAAAGAAACGTCTTGCTTCTATTTTCTTCGTCATACTATAGATGTATTGCATCAATGCTGCATCACTATCCATGTAGAACTTATTCAATTCTGGTGGAACAGTTTCATATTGCCTGGCTTGAATGTTTCCTGGTCCACCAAGTCCTAGGTTCCTGCCAAGTATTGTGTTGCTTGCAATATCTGCTGCCTGTTCAGGATATTCAATCTCAAACTTTTCAACTGTCATACCCAGTTTGTCTGCATAAACTTTGATTGCATCAGTAATAACTGGGCGTTGAGAAATTCCTTTAGTTGCCTGCAAGAAGCCTTCTTGATCCTTGATTATGCGAGGCCAGTATTCTTCGATAAAACCTACGTCGTAACCAACATCAATTGCATCCTGACGAATTTGATCCAAGACTGATCGTAACTTTTCTTGATCAGCAGCCATGTTGTACTTTGCTGCAATCTCTTTTATCTTAACCTCGTCTGAATTTCTCCTCGCTGCATCCCAAACAAATTTGTCTTGCGGACTCATTTGCTTAGTCTTCTCAAGGAGTGGATGTGCAATTCGTAATGCAGTTACAATCTTTTGGGCTGTCCGAAAGTCGAGGTTTCTAATCTCTGAACGGAGCATTGGATCTACATTCTTAAGTCTAGTTGATATAGACCCCAATCCCTTGTCGAGGAGTTGCTTAATTTCATGTCCACGCATACGAAGAGTCTGGCCGATTGTACGGACCAAACTATTTCGTTCGCTGAACATTTGATGATAAACATCATCGCTAATCTTCTGAACTGGGGCTTCACGAACCTCGAACATAGGCATACCTTCACGGAGTGCCTCAGCTTGGCGCTCATAAAGCTTTCCGCTTTCTACTTCACGAGCTAAACCAGAAACAGTCTGCTTACCAAAGCTTAATAACTGCTGGAAGAAGTCCATTACTCGTTGAATCACTTTACCAAACGCAGTGTTTCTGTATTCTGCTCTGTTGACCATAATCTGCGCGAACATGTTCGCACGATTTTCAACCATCCTCTGCTTCGTATCTTTGTGAGTACTCAGAGCAAAATCAAGCTTACCTGCTTTGCGAAGTTTATTAAACTCCTTATTCAATGCACTATCATCAGCTTCTGTAATCAGCCCAAGATTGTCAAGGACATGCTTGTTCTCATGCCAAAGAGTCTTGTTGTCTGCAAAGTTTTCATCAAGAAGAATCTCATTTCCAATCGTAATGCCAAGAATTTTTCCATCCTTTGACATCTGCCCAGTTTCAATTGCTAACTTAACAAGACCTTGACCAGCTCCTTGAATACTATTAATTGTTAAACCTTGACCATTCTTAAATCTAACTGATATTGTTCCATCAGTAGATTGATTTATTTCTTGTACTGGAAAAGCTAGTTTAATATCAGCAAAATTTACTTTACCTAAGGCTTCTTGATTTTCAGTTGTTTGAAACTGTGAATTAAAATCTTTTCCTGCAGCATCTCTACTAACAGGAAAAGCTACTTGATTTTTTCCATTTTGACTTATTAATGTTGTGGGCCAAGAATCTTTATAATCAAATTTATTTGGATTATTTTGTTCACTCCAACGAATAGAAGTTGCTCTAAAATCTACAGGAATTGTTTTATATCCTAATGCTTTTAAAGCTCTTGCTCTATGTCTACCTTCATGCCCAATAACTTTTGGATTATTTATATCATCAGTATTAATTAAGAGATATGGAACATCACTAAATTTAGTTCCATTTTGAATAAGTTCTTGAATACCATCTGCTTTATCTTCACTCTGGCCTTCTTCAGCGAGTAAAAGAAAATCATCAATTGACATACTAATCAATTTAGATCTAGACTTAAATCCTGTTGTACTTTTATCTTTAATTACTTTTTGATCAAAAAGTTTTTCAACTGCTTGCTCTTCACCTACCTGAAACTGTGGAGCACTACCTACTTGCCGTTCATTAGTGAACCTACTCTGCAAACCTCCAGGCAAGTTTCTAGGAACCTCAGTTTCAACTGATTGCCTATTTGATGTCGGAATATCTCCGAGATCTTTAGCAATTTGTTGAAACCATGCTTGACGTTTGTTCTGCTTAGCTAAAGACGTAACAACATTTTGTTTTGCTCCAGCTTGTGCTGCTGTATCACTTTTGACATTACCTTCAATATTAGCAAGCTGTGTCTCAAAGAACTTCTTCCGCATGAACGCTTCTGTTCCAGGAGTCATTTCTTCTCGGCGAAGAGTTAGTTCCTTCTTAATGCTTTGCCAATAATTTTCAATAATAGCCTGCTCTGGAGGAGTAAACCTTTCACCAATCTTTCTTATATAATTTGCATAATCTTCAATCTGTTTTAAATTATTTTCTTCAAGCGGTTTAAGTGTTTGCTGTTCAGAATCTAATGTTTGTTGATCAGATTTGAGCTTAATTAAACCATTTGCATAATTAGCCATTTCTACAGGCAATAAATTATTAGCCTCAAAATTTTGAAAAGATTCAGCAGCATCTTTTTCTATACCAACCTTCTCTCCTACATTTACTGTCCCAAAAAGTTCTTCAAGATATTTCTGCCTACCATCTCTAGTAGTGTATGGAGCAAAAGCCTTCTTAACCTCAGGCGTTTCTTTATCAAGTAACTCATTACGCCTTTTGTTCAATGTAATAAGTTTATCTTCAATTACTTTTCTTTCTTCTACACTAGGTGAAGTTTTAGCATCTAATGCATATGGATCAAACTTTTTATTATATTGTTCAGAGAGAGTTGTAATCTCATTATCAATATTTGTAATCCTTTCATTAAGCTGGCTTGCATCAGCAATTCTCTTCTCAGCTAACTTATTTTCAATTTCTTTTACTTCCTTCTCTTCAGGAGAAAGAGCTTCATATTCCTTCTTAGCAAGTTCTTCTTTCTTCTGTATTCCAGAATTAATTCGATCTAAAAGGTTCTGACTATTTTTATTATCTTCAATAGTCTTCCTAATCAATTCAGCCGGATCAACATTTAACTCTCTGGCCTTCTGATCAAGTTTATAAGGATCATCAAGAATTTCTTTATTTAAATTAAGAGTTTCATTTAAAGTTTGAATACTCTTAGCAAGTTCATCTTCTTTCAAATTAAGAATATTCGCCGCTCTTCTGTCAAGCTCAATCTCTGCATCAGTCTTTCCAGGTCCAGGATCTTTTGCTTGTGTAGAGAAGCCTGCATTAACTGCTGCACCAGCCCCACCGCCTACAGCACCAGCGGCCATGCTTTCAATAATGCGTTCAATATTATCAGCAGTCAGTAACTTCTCATCTGTATTTGCTACAGTATTAAGAACACTAAGCAGCTCTTGCCCACCTTCCTGCAGGGCTTCTTGAGGAATGTTTGTAAGCAATTCCTTTGCAGATTTTTTAACCATTCCAGTAGAACCCTTACTCAGAGCATCTACAAATGTATCTACTAACTTACTATTACCACCAGCAAACTCTAGTGATGTTGCCAAAGCACCAAACAGTAAGGCAGTCTCAGGAGCATCAATGCCTTTTTCTTGTAACAACTCTGCATACATTCCACCAGACTCAAGTGGCATCACTGATCCAGCAATACCAACCTTGCCACCAAACTTCTTCAGTGCCTGGCCAGTAAGTTGCTTTCTTACTTGATTTTCTGTTAAGTCACCAATTCCACGTTTAACTGACTGCTTAATAGCTTCATCAATTCCTTTCTTAAGCAAAGTTCTGCCTGCCAAACCACCAACAACAGTACCTGGACCAGGAGCTATAACAGATCCAGCAATCGCACCTACTGCTGCTTCGGCCATACTTGGAACAAGTTCACCTAAAGTTCCTTGTGCCCAGTCAACAGCACCACCAATTCCAGTTTCACCAGTATAAATATCTTTAAAGGAATGTTTCTTAGGATACTGTTTGGCTTCTTCAATATTTCTATTATAGCCTTCCATACCAAAGTCTTGCAAATTCTGGCCAACAGATTCAGCACCAAGCTTTTTCAATCCTGATCCTGCAAGTGCAGTAGCACCATATGCAGATGCTTGAAGATTCTGAAGTCCTCTTTGAACACCAGGTATGAAATCAGAATCAGTTGATGCAGGTTTATTTACTGACTCAGCAGCACCAAACATCTTAGCAAACTCGTCTGGTTCATCTTCATTACTAATTCCAAACATCTTATCAAACTCATCCATCATATTTCTCCATTAGCGATTTTCTGAAGAATAGCTTCTCTAGTAATGTTTGGATTAGCTTTAATCAAGGCATTGATCTTAGTTCTTTGTTCAGGAGTAACTTGTGGTGTAGTAGTTGCTGTTGGCATATTATCAACATATCCAGTACCTTCAGCATTTGGCATTTTAATTACTTGCCTCTTAGCCATCCCAGTAGGATCGTTCGGATCAGGTTCTTCAATTACTAAAGGCTTTAATGGGTTTTCTTTAATAGGCGGATTTTGCAACACATCACCCTGAATACCCCGCAATTTATTTTCTGCAATAACTCCCTGCTCATCAATACGATTCTTATCTGCATCAAGAGAAAGTTGATCTCTTGCAATCTGATTACGATCTAAAGTAGAAAGAAAATTTGCACGATTCATATCTCGATCTGCTTCAGCATTTATTATTTGTGCATCAGATCTATCTTTTTTACTTTGCAGACCTCGTACAAACATTCCACCAATACTATTATCTACAGGTTGCTCTGACTCTAATGGAGTTGCTCCAAAGAATCTACCTTTCTGAGCATTTGCATAAGCATCATATCTAGCTTGCTGCTGTTTATGATAATCATCCCAAGTTGGTGTACCAGCTGGCCCCATCATATTACCCAGGCCTCGACCTCGTTCATTTATTGGTACACTTGGATCAACGGTAATGTCCAAATTACCAACTCGTTGACTACCATTTGAATTTATTCTTTCTAAATTAGTTTTATTTTGCCTATCATTATCATTCCGATTATATGAAAGAGTATTTCCACCAATATCATAAGTGACTATATCGCCTTCAGTTGATACAGTCATCTTGCCTAGTTCTGAATCTCTTTGAGTATTAGGAGTTTCATTAATTTTTGGCAAGTTTAAACTTGTTGGATCTTCATATAATTTCGGTACTTTCGGCTCACCAAGTGGAGAAGTTTGTCTTGCTGGAGTTTGAATATTTTTCAAAGTTATTCCTGGTTCATTAGTCGAAGCTTCTGCACCAAATGCCTTTGAAGGATCATTAATACTTTTTCTATATTCTGCTGTATTTTTTAAATTATCAATTGCATTAATTATACGAGGAGTTTGATTCAGCTTTATTGGCTTACCCTCTTCATTATAGGTACTCATAGGATTACTTCTATTAAGCCAAGGCGCGGATTTTAACTTTCTTTTCTTCTCTTCTTCAGTTTGATTCAAAGCCATTTTAGCCTCGCAGATTAATTTTATTATTCAAATGCACTAACAGATTGAGAAACAACACTGTTCAAAGATGTTAAGGCAGCCTGTGCAGTCTTAGCAAAAACATCCGCAGCAGCAGCAAGTGCCTGAACATTAACTTGCCCACCCTGCACAGCATTATCTCTTCTATGACGATACACCTCAATTCCAGCACCCATTTCAGCAAGTTTCGATTGCAAAACCATTTGATCACGATTCTGTCTTGCTCTGTACCAGTCTGCTGCTGCACTCATCATCTTAGCTTTTATATCTGTATTTAATGCTGCGATTCTTGCCGCTGCATCAGGAGCTACTGCCAGCGCTCTAATATAATCAATTGCTGCCTGCATTGCTGTCAGCCGAGATTCAATAGCCTTACCGATTGCAAACTTAATAGTTTCGATGGCTATCTCAATTTGTTTTATAGCAACTGTAGTTGTTGCAATACCGATCCTGCCTGCCTGTTCAAATGTTGCTTGGTTAAGATCATAAATCATTGGTCCCTGAACAAGTGAAAATCCTCTCGCAGCATATCCAGCAGCTATACCACTAGAAACTCTCTGCCCATCCCTAATAATTCTGTCTCTTTCACGCTGAATTATTTGATCTTCAAGTGCATCAGGTATCCCTGTTCCACCATTAGTAATTGTATTTACTAACCAATTTGTGGCTTCATCAAATGCATCACTTGTCAGAGGATAATAAGTAGCAAAAAAGTTTGCTAACTGATTAGACAGTAGGGCAATCAATGCATCACGTTCTGCTTCATAATTATATTTTGAATCATCGACTGTTGGTATTTCTGGTTCTATTGCTTCAACAGTAAATCCTGTAGCAGTTGTGGGAGGAGTAAGATAAAAACCTGCATTACTTCTAATAAGATCTTCCGCAGCATCTTGTGCCGATTCAGTTGATGTATTTGCAGTAGTAATGGCATTTTCAATAATTTGATTTATAATCTCTGCGGCAGTAGCCATTAAAGTCTCCTATTTAATTGCATAATTTCAAACATAATACTATCAAGATCAAAACTATAACCATTATTTTTAAGTATAAAATCCCAATAATGGCCAGAAAGCATACTTCCCATATTAACACGTTGCTTTGTCATTGTAGTACTTGAATCTTTCATTTCAAATGTACGAGTCTGTCCATCAGCTTCAACTGTGAGTAAAAGTTTTCCGCTTGAACTTACTCCTAAATACGCTGAAGTAACTCTCTTCTTATAATCCGACCCTAATGTAGATCGGCCAAAATCAATCAGTGCATCTATTTTAATTCCATTATCAGTGCTTCCAGTTAATTCATAAATACCATCTCTTGCTATACCATAGTTTTTACCTTCATGTGAATAGAAAGAAAGATAACCATAATTATCATATTGACCAGTTGCATTAGTATCCATATTAACTACCCAAACTCGAGCAGTCGTATCAAGTGCAGCAACATTGTCAATTGTTGCAGCAATACCAGAAGTAGCAATAACTACATCACCTGTTATTATAGAAGTATCGAATGAAGCAAGAAAGGATCCGATAACCGTGAATGTGTCAGTCGTCTGCATGGAAGCCAGCAACTGGGAGATGTATATATGGCTGCCTGTGATAGTATCGACAATCTGGCCGGAATTGTCAAGCACGACAACAAAAACTGGACGATGACCAAATGCATCCAATGTATAGCAGAAGCTGTAGAGCTTACGCTCGAACGGAGTTGCATCATAAATACCAGAAGAAGCAAGAGCAGGAAAATAAGCCGTACCTTCTCCATATTCTCCTTCACCACCCTTAGCAAGCATTGCCGGAAAGTCAGCATCGCCGTCAAGATAAGAGATGGTGCCGAGAATGCCAGAAGATACCAGACTGGGAAAGGTTGAAAATCCATAGTTAGTCAACACAGGCACATACAGTCCACCCTCGGCATAGGACTGCATTGAGGGAAACGATGAATCTCCTGCACCGTAACTGGTGATATCTCCACCAAATCCAGCCAGTGCTGGAAACAATGCATAGCCGTAATTGCTCGATGCCGTGGCAACCATCTCGCCAACCCCTGACATTGTGACGCTTGCTACTTGGAGATTGTCTAGTGTCAGCGTACCAACACCTGTCATCAGCACTTCATAATCTTGGATTGTCAGTGTTCCATAACCTATCATCAGACACTCCCGTACTGGACTTCACCAGTTTTAAATACAGCGGATGTTACCTTATCGCCTGCTGTGTAAAGATAACCGTAAGCATAAAGTTGAAGCAATCTAGATACTGTAGGAACTGTACTAGTGTGAACAACAGAAACTTCATCAGTCTTAGCCATGTAAACAATTACATTATCAGATTGACGATAAATTCTAATTTCTGTCAGTTCAGTTTGTACTGAAAACATGGTCTTTACCATGGTTCCATTTTCATACACTCTCACTCCATTCTGATCACAGATAATACCATGCGAAAACCTCGCTACTCCAGCTCCTTCCATGCCTTTAGTTGATATGCTAACACAAGCACTTGTTACTCCTGACGCTGCAGTGAACTTGATAAATGTTCCAGCATTAAGAGGATTTATTGATCGTGCCCAAGTATTCCAGCCACTATTAGTTAGTTGCAGTATCTCTTGATAAGTCAGTGGCTCGTTTACACTGGTCGTAGGCTCCTGCGCTGGCATGGTGGTTTCGACAGTGTAAGTCGAGGTAGGGACGGTCTGGTCTCCTACGAGAGGAGTCCCATCATTATAAGTATCACTGCCTGATGGAATTATGGGGGTGTCATACCCATCAGCCATTTCAATATCAAAAATGCCGTCCCATGATTCACCTTCTTCGTCTTCCAATGAGGTCCACGATACTTTGCCATCTTGAAGAATCTCGTCCATCAAAGTATCATAGTTTTCCTGATCAAATCCTGTAGAATCCTCAGAAAGCGTTTGCGTAGGCTTAGAGTTTTCATACTCAACAAAGTGATACAATCCGTAGCCAACAAAACCAACCCAGAACGCGAGATAACTCCCATCAGAGTATGAGTATTTAGGCACCCCAAGTTCACTCTTGCCTTGATACCAGACGATGTTGTGATGGTTGACCCGTGCTTGCATGTCGGTAACTGTCCCATCCCAGTCGTTCGGGTACAGTGCCCGCATCATATCGTTTTCTTGCAGTGTCGTAGCTAGATAGATACCTTTTTTTCCTGACCTTGTTCCATCAGGCGGAGCATCACCAATGAAGCCGTCAGGATAGAAAATCCCCTTGCTCGTCATGGTATAGCCTGTCACTAGCCCACCAGTCTCGTCTATCCATTGGCCATCCTCTAATTGAGTCCAACCATCAGGGATGTAGTAGTAACTCAAGGTAGACTGGCCAGACGTTCCGGTAGTCGTTGAAGTGTAACCCTCAGTGCCAGCTGTTCCACCATATCTAGTGACTAATTCATATTTATAATCTTTAATTAGTATGCTCATGGCATTCCTATTGCGTATTTATCATAAGGCCCGACCGGACTTTGTGGGACAATTGGAGGACATTGATATGATGCGAGAGCATCTGCCCTTGGGTCATCACCATAAAGACCGAGAGCAAAGTTGTCAGCATTTCCAACTGGAAAAGGAAGTTCGCCCATTATCTGCCACAAATCTGTACTTTCAGGAATCCAGTTTAGCGAAGCAAATGCGTACTTCTCAACATCATTCACTGTATACTTAACGACTCCAATCAGAAATATTTTCTCAGGCGTGACCATACAAGGACGGACGCTGATAAGATCGACACCATCAGAGCATCCAGGCAAGGCAGTCCATCCAGTAAATGGAGAGCCATAATGCACCGCCCTAACCCCAACCTTGACCTTGTTGCTGACACACAGGTAAAGATGGGTATCGTCGAACACCCCGGCGTAGGTAATATCCGGTCGTACTCCTTCCTCTCCTGATACCTGTGAAGGGACAAGGACGGTTGCGAGGAATAGCCCTGTCGCGGTGAACTTGACTGCGCCGTACTTCCGAGTCCATGTGTAGATAATCCCAGCATGGTCATGGAACATCACAGAGTCATAGGGGACAGTATGAATCGTATTTGGAAATGCACCAACCAATTGCTCAAACATCCTTTTTGCATTAAACCAGTCAGTTAGACAGTCCTCTGTTGCAAGGTCGTCAAGTAGCGCAAGAAACTGACTTGAATTTACCAGATTGACATTACCATTTACGACCATCGAATAAAACAACCTCCAGTGATCATGCTCTGGATTATCGTCATAATATTCAGACGCTTCACATAATTCATGTCCAGATGAGTACAGATGGGTAGAGGCATTCACAGCGTGAAATAATGTACCGTCAAATGCGTAAGATCCTACAGGTTCGCAGGAACCATCGTTTTCTGATGTTACAAAAATATTTCTTAATGTAATTGGGATTTCGTCTGTAACTATATCTATAAACCTGATACTGCCAGACACCCCAGCCATAACGTCAATAGTATATCCAACCGTTTTCTGAAGAGGGTCACCGACGAAATCATACAACCATGTGTTGTGCGCTGAAGTGTATCTATCTGCTCCTGTTTTATAATATGTTACCCAAGGAGCATACCCATCGGCGTACTCTATCCGCTTTGCTACACAGTCTATTCTGCTTTGCTGACTTCCGTTGGCAATATAAAATGAGGTATTTTTCTCAAACATCTGCTGCCACCAGACAATGCCTCCGGTTTCAGTAAAGTCATATAACAAATAATCCGATACAAGAATGTTATATAGTTCCCCGACTTGTGGAAGCAATACAGGATAGGAAGAATAATCCTCTACTAAGACTGTATCTGGTCCTGAGGTATCGCCATCAACAAGACCAAAATATGAACTGTTCACAGATGGAACAAATTTCATAGGATAATAACCAGTCAACGGATCAATAGAACTATTAAAAAATGTAGTGAACTCCCCAGCAACCCCTAAGTCTTTGAACATCACATACAGATCCTGCGCTGGATTGAATCCGCCTGCCCAGTAGTCGGCAACGGCAATCTTGATGCCATCCTGAGTCGAGCAAGTTACAACCGCACCCATAGGAGCAGCCACCCTGCCTCCATCAAGATCCTTGTTGAGTTGCCATACCTTGAACCTGAATCCGTCCCAGATCGGACAGGCAGCCGGAATATCCATTTCTTTGATCTGTGCGAGTTTCTTCTTGGCAAACCATCTACGCTTAAGGCTGCGATCACCATCGAAGGTGATCATACCAGTATCTCAGTCTGCCCGGAGAAATTCGTCCAAAACTCTACTGGAACAGGAGTAAATGAGTACTCCCTGATACTTCCTGGACTAGTTCCTACAAGAAGAAACAACTTCTCAACCTCTTCACTTGCAAACACACCTGTAATATGATCAATTCCTGTAGCAAAAGAATCTGTTGTTGTGAGGGTAGAAAAATCCCACGGAGTTGAAAGGTCGAACCTGGAAAGCACTCCAGGCACAGCGTCTACTGTATATATTCGCTTACCTGTTGGAGATGCGAATATTTGTGGAGTGAACGCTCCAGTAAAGAAATACTCAGCATCAACCTTTATTGCTGAACTTATGTTGAATGGAGATGATAAGTTATATTTTGTTAAATAGAGCCCCCCACCTGTTGTATTGACAGCAAGAATCAACTGCTGCCCTGTAGGCTCGAACATCCCGGAATGAATCCAGTATGATCCCGTTCCTGCTGCATCTGTAAAATTTTTCACACCTACATATGATGCAGTAGATAATCCCCCAGCGAGAGAATACTGATAGACATTAAATACTCCATAGCTTTGACTTTGACAAATATACAAAGCACTATCATTCGGCGCAATGAAACAGGAATACAGATATGTTGTGGGAGAAAGGGTATCTCCGGTAAATACTGCTGTGCTTATATCCCATGGAACTGAGAGACTTAGTTCTCGTACACGATTGGGGACAACTTCTGTTGAGACAAAGTAAGCCCTTGTTCCAGAAGAATTAAAGCATAGGCTTAAGCCGTTCAGACTACCTATGCTCTTGCTTGAAAGATATGTATATATATCAGCCATTATGCCGCCGGAAACCCGATGTTATACGCATTGATAGGCTGTACATTGCCGATGGTCATGTAGGAGTTGCCAATTATCAAGTCTTTACTGACCGTTCCGACAGTTCCTTGTACCCGTTTTTCTGTGGTGCTTAAAACTCCTGTATCAGAACTCAACACGCCCCGATAGAACGAAGCATATCCGGATGCGACATTCGTTCCGGTCCATGTTTCAGCAGCAGCTTTAGCAACAACCCCAGAAGCAGGAGCGTCGAACGTCCCGCCTGTACCACCACCATTTACAGAAATAGTACAAAGCAAAGTTGCCGAACCAATCGCTGCATCAGCCGTGGCTGGGATAAGTGCATCTGCTGCTGCCTGACTTGTTGCAGAACCATAAATCTTAATAAGAAACCCGCTCATGCCAGTGGCAAAGTCATCGCTACCGAGCATATGATTACGTAAACCTGTGCTTACTTTAAGAGCCATTATTCACCTCAATCCAGTGCGGCGATGATTTCGCCAATTTCAAAAGTTAATGGACTAGCATTGCTTATCGCTCGTGAAGTTGCAAGAGCACCATACATAATACAATTTCCTGCTGTAGCCGCAGTCCAAATGCTTACATGAGTTACCGTGTATGTCCCTGCTGCGACTGCTGGTGTAAATACAACCTGCGTTGTGCTGGCAGACGATCCGGTTGTTGATGTTCCCATAGTAACAGCCTTGCGGATATAGTCAGCGTCGGTGCCAACGATCATCTCAGCAGTTGCACCAGTTTCAGTTGGGTCAGCTGTGTGAATTGCAACAAACCAAGCCGTAGGTCGAGTTACCGAGTCAGTATTAAATGTCCAGTTAATAAGGAGATTTTCGCCGTAGTTAGTAAATGACATAATTTCTCCTTATGCCGAAACGAGTGCGAACCCGACCGGAACTCGTAATGCACCAAGATTGGCCATAGTAAACGGAGATGCAAACAAAGCTGCCGAAACTAGCAAGCCGGTATTTGATCCTCTAGTTATTCCAGTCGTAATAAATGCCCCTCGTATCGTCGCTGCCCCTGTAAATGCAAACTCATTTGGTGATGCCGATGTAGTAATTGATCCAGCTACTGGTGATGGTAAAGTCAATGTCAACCGATTTGTACCAGTTGTAGTGTATCCAGTATTCTCTCCACAAGCATCCATGAACGTAGTCATTGTATCCGTTGCCAGTGGAGTATAATTATTTTCAAATAGTGAAAGATAGTAAGTCGAATATTGACTTCCCCCTCTCAATACTGCATTAAGCATGTATGTAATCATATCTCCAGGCATGAGATTATGTACCTCTTGCTGAGAAATGATCTGCCCATCCTCGCCTACATGCGTCGGAGTGTAAACGAACCCGACTTTATAATCATTATTCATTATGCCTCTCTTCGAATTTGTTCAGCAGTTATCCAACTACTTGCTGCCATAGATGACATTGATGCATCTTTAAGACTTGTTATAGCCTGTTTCATACCATTTTCTTCCCGAATCAACATAGCTCCTTTATCACTGTAATCTGGTGCTACTTGCTCCTCCTGTATGTTCTTTATTTCTCCTCCATTTCCTGCCATTATTAAACCTCGCGTTGAAAACCAATAAACATTTCCATCTGATCGTTTTTGCCCAGTACCAAGTGACGCACCATAATCAAGTTTAGTTAATTGCTGAAAGTTCTCTGGACCACTTCCAGCAAAGAAATAAGTCTTATCTGCTACAATCCAAACACCATCATCAACAGGTTCAACTACAGTTATATTCTCGCTGAATTGAAAAACACTATTACTTAATTGAGAAACAAGATCAGTTGAATATGCTTCAGTCACATACAGCAAATTATCTTTTGCAATCAAAAGTCTACCATTATGTTCTCGAATAATTTGCCCCGCTGGTGGCTTTGTAATAAATAAAGTTTCAAGAACCTTTCCACCATCATAAGCAAGTGTTACAGAATAACTCAGTGTGCCAATCACAACATCTCCACACTGATAAAAGACTTGACCATTCGCAGTAGTCATGTACAAACGAATTCCGATAACTTGACTATCACTTGAAGATGGAAGACTTGTAAAAACAACACTACTATTATCTATAACTGAAATTGATGTAATATCACTTGATCCAGACTCATTATCAAGTGCATCATAAAAAGTCAGGCAACATAAATAAACTCCTGCTCCAAATATTCCAGAAGAGCTATAAACTACTGGAGCAGTCGGATTACTCATACCCCAATTTTGAGCCACACCATTCAGAATCTTTTTTCCTCTCAAACCATCACTAAAAAACAATTCATTATTATGCTCATAATAAGTAAAGGTATCACCAAGTACTCCACCTAAAATATCAATCTTTGTCCAATCAGTATTGACTTTTTTAAGTGTTGTACCTTCAACAATAAAGTGTCCTTGAGAACAAGCAAAGCCATATTTTATATCAAACCCACTGCATTTCTTCGTACTACCGTTCCTCATTTTGATCTTACCTGCATTAGTAAAATCAACACTTACAGCATTTCTAACCATCGTACTTGAATCTTCTGAATTAACTGGTAACGCATGATCTTCAGCGCGATTATTCATGCCTTTAAAAGGCCCAAGTGAAAGCTTCATTTTAGCTCCTTTTATCTAAGCATGAATCCACGAGTATATGATGGAATAGTTAGTTCAAGAGTTCGCATGGCTTCAAGGAAAAATCTTTTATATTTAAGTGTATTTTTCATTTCGTCATCTTTATCATCCTCAAGCCGCTCATATGCTTTCCATGCACCAAAATTAACTAAGAGAGCTTCTTGTAAATGTTCTGGAATTCCATCTGGAGTATCATCATCATTAATCATATTAACTGGTTTTCGATAATAATGTAATGTTACAGTTTCACTACTTGTAGGAATACCTTGATAATATAATTTTCCTCCATGTTCAATAGATTCAGAAATTCTTCCTGATTTATTCAGCAATGGATAAGTTTCTGCAAATTCAATAAATGAATGTGCTATATCAATCTCACTTCCAGTAGATGATGATACAAACTGCAAGTCTCTATGAAAATTAGTTGGCATATTTACATAAGCAGCACTAGTTGAAGTTGTCACAGTATCTATTGTAAACAATTCAGGCAATGGTGGAGTAAGCGAATTTGGTAATGGATCCTCAATTCCATCCAACAACGAAGGCATTCCGCCTGCAATTTCATAAACACCCTGATTAATAAAATCGCCTAAATGATCAAATATTGCAGGATTATCAATAAGAATATTTACTTTATTTATTAAATATTCAAAGGTAGCCATAATTTTCCTTATAAATCATCTGGAGTTATTGGTGTAGTTATAAAATTCTCTTCTGGTTCAGGCCTATGCACAGGAACACTTTGCTTCTCACCTAACGGCTTCGGATCAGTATAATGTGGATGCTTTTCTTCCCAACATGTATCAGCACAAACAAACAACTTATCCCAAGTCATTCTGCATTCAGATGCATATCTTTGAAAACCGCATTGATCACAGATTACTAAATAATCACCAGGTTTATATGACATAATTTATCCTTCACGATAAAAACGATGGCCTTTAATTTCAACAATGAATTTCATACCTTTGATCCAGTATGGTGGTTGGTGGTTCGGCATACCCAATAAAGCATAATAATGTGTTGCACCATAAAGTGTATCACCAGCCAACCATTCATTGAATCCTGCCTGAGCATTTTCCAATACCTTTGCTGAGGTGACAACATTTCTAATCCAAACAGATGGATGATCTAGACCTAAATTAAAACAACTAAATTGCTTTCGTGATAGCACAACATTCGATACTGGCCAGTTATTTTTCTTCGCTCGATTGAGAATAACCTTGACAACTGCTTTCTGTCCAGCAACTGACTCCCCTCTAGCCTCATGATAGATTGTCAAAGTCAGCCAAAACAAGGCTTGTGTTATATCCATTAACTCACCGCCTTTCGCGCAAAAGCACACTCACCACCGCGCTTCATAAATACCTCAGCAAAATCATCAAGGTCCATTACCCAGTATCCATTACGCAAAAGGTTCCAATATGGCCATGAGTTTGGCCCACCAATAATGTTTTGATGGAGATTAATAAATGTTCCCGCAGTACAGTGTCCGCCAACTACTTCACCACCGGGAGTACTCAGTCCATCCACTTCCCGAGGATACATCATACCCTCAGTCCATTCAAGCCCAAGTATTGCAGAACCATAATAATCAATACCTCTGATTACTTCATCAATAGTTCGTGCTCGACAATAAGATTCAATCAAACCTTCTTGCTTGGCAGTTTGCATTACCGCTGCAAGAGACGTTCCATAACTAATTGGTTTCGATCCTGGTCTTTCTGAGCCTGGCCACTGATCATTATCCTGGCACCTGAAATAAAACTCAAGAGCCCATTCGTCACCAAGAGTTCTTATTCCAGGCTCATGTTCCATAAAAGCAGTGAAGCCAAATCCACCACATGCACTCCACTTAGCCTGATTAAGCAAAGGTTCCTTGAACTTCTTTACTCGATATTTGCTGATCAACTCTCGATATCGCAAATCAATACCATCATCAATCGGAGGAACTGCAAGAAGATTTGGAGCAGTAGGATCAGCTTGAAAGATTAAGCCACAACGAAGATCTTGAATTTCACTACCATCTTTAAGTATCATAATTAATTCACAGTCTGATTTATTTGTTGAATTGCTTTAAGAATTGTTTCTAAGTTCTTCTCTTGAGCTTCCTTCACTTCTTTAACTTCACTTTCAAGTTTCCCAAACCTTTCAGCACCTGCTGCCATTTTTTCTTCAAACCGTTCATGACATGTTTCTCTAGCATCAGCACAAGTTGGCCTAGTGATAAATCGTGGTTCTCCATCAGACATTTCAAACATTTTAAGAACAGACTTAATCGCATTTTCAATCTCTGATAGCCTACGATCATAATCAAGAATTCTAATTCGTGTTTGAGTTGTTTCTGCAAGAACTAAATCATTTGCAGTAAACTTAATATCATGAGCGTCAAGCCGAGTATGTGCTCGTTCTATCTCACCCTTTGTCTTTTGAATCTTTCCACCAAGCCCAACAAGAGAAAGTGCCCAGCCAAGAATAACTCCAAATGCTCCTGCTGCACCAGCAAAAAAAGTAAATCCTCCATTCTCCGGCATTTAATATTCCTTCTCGTCGTCTTTATAAAGCGCATCTTCATTATCAGGTAACCGAGTGTCAAGAATCTTCGCCCAATGATTATTCCTCGCAGTAGCCAGTCTTCTTAATCGATCTTTTACTGTAGGATTCTCCAATGGATTAACATCTTCTTTACGGTTCTTAGTAAACCATGAAAAGAACAAGATTCCCATTGTACTTACTGCAGTCAAATATATTCCAGTTACTGAAGTCAACATCTTAATCTTAGGCCATAAATCAAGATCAGAAGCAAGAACCAACTCTATACAATTCAGAAAAAACCTACCATTCGCACCCATGAACGCACTTAGATTCTTAGCTGAACAAGACCATTCAACATCATGACAAAGACCAGCTGGATTGAGATAAACCTTGCCTATTTTATCAGGCACTATTGCATCTCCCCAACCTTGGCCAGCTCCACAGAATGTTGGCCATGCCTCGGGAGGCAAATCATGAGGCCATAGAGGTTCAAGAAAATCAGGAATAGTAAGATCAGCCCCCCAATAAGAAATCTTAACAAAATTCATTTCTTCCTCCAAACCCAAGGCTGGACTGGAGCAGGACCAGACCACAATCCTACTCGATTACCAGCAGAAATACCTTGAAGCTTTTCCCATGCCTGACAAAATGACTTCTTACAGTATTGCGGATAAACCCAAGCATATCCAGCAAGTAAAAGTTGTTCTTGCACACATTGTGTTCCGAGCATGACCACAGCTACCGACCGGTCGTATGTACGTCCCCCAGTTGGCAACACATCGACAACCTTACCCTTGATCATAACATCTACAAAATCCTTAGCCGCAAGGCCGAAGGCTTGAGACTTCTCTGGAGAATCAATGCCATAGAGCCTGATCGTTGTCAGTCCAATCTCATCAACGACTTTAATCGTATCACCATCAATGACTCTAACTACTGTGGCTGGCTTGGCTTGAGCAATTGAAGCAACAAGTAAGAAGAATAAGATTATAATTTGATACATAATTTTACACCTGTTGGTTGGTAGCGAAACCGCTCGCAACTTACGCCGGCTCTGCCATGATCATCGAATGAGAAACATGGTCCTGGCTCATTACAATACCGATCCTTGACAAAATGCAAACCTTCATCATTTTTCTTGAACAACTGCAAACTGTCTTCCGAAATCACCCGCATAACTTTCTCCTGAAAGTTGAAGTAAGGTTCAATCACAGTCTTCGTTTGGATAATTACATATTGGACATCTTGGGCCGGTGTAGTTATGGCCACAACGCGTACAAGTGTGCATCTCGTCACCAATAAATCGTTACTTTTTGGCTGTTGTCCTTCCAAGGACCTTGCAAATAGACCCCTCCATGGCTCGTCCCGGTGTCACTGTCGCCGTCACCATTCGGCCCAATCCCGGGCTTGAATACCGTGCCGTACATAGGCGCTTTGGAGTTTCTGCTGCAAGAAGGCTGGTCTCTGCAATTCTTTGATGTGTTACTGACCACGAACTCTTTGCCGGAGGAGAACACCAGCTTTATGGGCCCGGGCCCAAACTCCGGACCTTTCTTGTTGATGCGCCAGGCCCATCGGCCGTTCCTCGACCCATAGCTATCATACTCTGCTTTGTGTGTATATGATCCTGCCGGAGTCCCAGGTTCAGTCGGTGTAGAAGCCGTTCCGCTCTTGGCAGTGTAGGTCACGCCGTCAGCCATCTTGATCACGAACACCAACGGCCGAGCATACTGGTCGCCGGACTTGGTCAGCAGGAAGACCGGTGCGCCTTTGTACGGAGTCCCGAGCCGAGCGACTTCGCCGTTGACACTGACGTAGGTAATCGAGCCAGCCTGCAGGGTCCTGAACAGGATGCCTGCGGAGCCATTGCCTTGGTCGGTCGAGCGCTCGAAGGTGATTGGATGTGGGAATGTCTTGTTGCCGGACGGAGGTGTGACAGGCGGTGTGACAGGCACTCCTCCCGGGAAATACTGAGCACAGAGAGCGTTGCATTCGTTAAGGGACTGCGGAACAGTTACTGCCCCTGCCGGCACCGCCCAGAGCAGGGCTAGGACCAGGATAAGGCGGAACATCAATCTACCTCCTCGATCTGGCCTTCAGGTTCAACCGGTTCATCAGGGAAGGTGGGAGCCGCAGGTACGGGCTCGATCGGTTTGACCTCTTCTTTGATCTGGGTCGTGGTCGTCGAGGTCGTGGTCTTCTTGGACATATCCGGTACAAGTTTGCCAACTGCATCCCTGATCCCACCAAGAGAGGCGAGTCCACCGTCTGCTGCTGCCGACCCACTGGCGTCCTGAGTAGGAGTCGTAGCCGTCGTCAAGCCTTGTGCATCGGTCTTCATCGTCCCGCTGCCGGTCTGACTGAACGTAACCTCAGTCGGACTGTAATTCACTGAGCAACTTGCCAATAAGCCAACAGCCATTAATGCTCCCAAAAGTCTCTTCATTTCTTCCCCCAAAAAGTTAAATTTTAATTTCAGAAACGCCCGCTCGTCGCCGGTCATTGGGATATCGTCACACTTCCAGTCCCGCCAAGCCCCGCGCCTTGCGCGCCGCTGAGGGATGCCGCGCCTGCTGGCGGATCGGGCGGAACTTCTCCCTCAAGCACAGCCGCAAGAGAATTGCGGACCCCGTAAAATGTCGCCTCGTCGGTCGTCAGGTTCCAGTATGCATCATCAACATCTGCGTCGGTGAATGCGCCGTCTATGATTGCCATCATCGCCGCTTTCCCATCTGCAACAGAAACCATGTGTGCATATTCCCAATCCTCGATAGCATCCCTGATGTGTTTCATCCTGATGCTCTCAATTGGGATATCGTTCGTCCCGCCAATGATGGGAGTGTCTGCCGCCAGAGTTGTCCTCCCTGTCGCGCTTGCCACACCAGGATATATTAGATGCCCATCCCCGTTCGAGCCAAAAACGAAAATATCGTCGTAGGGATTTCCCGCTGCTGCCACATTTCCAGGGCCATAGATATTATCATAGGTCGTTTGCCAGTAGATCGTCCCAGTCAATTCATACTTCGCCCAGATGAATCCGGGAAATCTATTGAACAGCGGATTTGCATCGGCTGACCAGTCTATTTGACCGCCGGACCACTCTGGACCAGTGAGCCAGCAACCATTATTATCACAGGCCAGATACCCCCACATCTCGTCATTCGGATATCCTGGATAGGTGTCGCGTGATACCTTCGTACCGCCGACAGTACAGGTTTTATCCCATCCAGGGCAAACAAAGGTGTATGAGTTTGCACTATAAAAACCATGATTTGCGAAGTCCTCAAGCCCTATTCGCATTTTTGAGTTAGTATATACCTGCTTAAAGGTTCCTGCTCCCCCAGTGTTGACGGCGTTAACATCCTCCGCTTGGTCTATAACAGCATCACACTTATTCCAAGTCGATCCTCGCCAAGTGGTCGTCTGGTCGCACCTTGGTTCGTCAAGTGTGCCGAAAACCAAAGTGTTCCAGGGGTCCCATCCTTCTGCCTCAAATTTGTCGTAGACAATCTGAACGTACTGCCGCGCTGCTGTCTCTTTATCAGCAGCATCAATATCCGTTCTGGTTGCAGAGTCGGCAGGCCACTCGGAAGGCACGCGGCGGAATGCTTGTTTTGCCCCTGCGTATGGCCCTGAGGTAATGGCGGTGCCGTCAAACACGCCTTCAACAATCGTCTGCCAGGGGTCCCAGTTGACCACAGTCAACACTTTATTGACAGCATCCCACGGCATGTATGACGCCCCGACCATTGATTTGCCGCCGCTGGGTATCGCTCCCATCTTGTGATACAGAAAAGCCGTCATGTAAGTTTGAGCGAGAGCCACGGCCTCTGCGGTTCCGTTAAATGCCGGGTCCTGGTCCATGCCGTGGCCGTATGTGGCATAGGATTGCTCAAAAACGAACGAAGAGTGAAAGGATGACGTGGAGGGTAAAACAAAATCCCACACTTCGACCGTCACCGGCAGGACAATGTTCGATTTGCCATCTGCCAATATTGTCGCTGTGCCGGTATAGGCTCCTGCCGGTGTCGTTGTCGTTGTCCCGAGATCAACCCACACCCCCTGGACTTTGCCGGACGTCACGGAGAAGGGGAAGGTGTTTCGTGTTTCTCCGAAGTATCTATCGACTTTTGGCAGCAGTGCATCTGGGTACATCCCGGTTGGATAGTCTACCCTTGACTTGCGGTTCGGTGCGTCGATCTCTGAATAGTAGGTTGCAGGGTTTGATGGGGCATAAACCGACAGATATGTCCCGTCGTATTTCCACTTGTAAGCAGCATCCAGCACGGTCTCGTTATTGCCATCATGCCAATTCGACTGCCCAGTGCCCCCGTAATAAAACCCCACCTCTTGATCGTGGTATGCGCTTGGAGTGCCGCTCCATACATGCTCAATAGCTCCGATGTTCTTCCGCCAGACCCCGCTCCCCATGTCCGTCCAGTCGCCAACCACTCCTTTTACGTCTACTGATTTTGTCCAGTGATAGTGCTGCTTGTACAGGTAGATATCATCAATCGTATCGCTGCCCTTGGTGAGATTTGACACGACGACATCGACATTTGTCAGGGATTCGCCATCAGCGTAAATTATCACCTGGAATGATTCTATTTCATTCTTTGCCAGCCTGATCGTCAGCGATTGCGCCCCACTCGTCCCATCCTCGCCGTCCTGCCGATATTTGGTCAGGGAGTTGTCGAGCCAAGCATTCATTGCAGCAAATGACTGGCACGGTGTCAGGATGAGAAATAGTAAAAACAAAACCCTCATCATAATGCGACCCCCAGCAGATCGTCAGCGCGAGCGTCATAATCTGTGTTATCTCGGTCGAAGATAAGGCCTATGTAGTCTCCCGCAGAATAGGTTGAGTCTGTTACAGATATTCTCTCAACCCCGCCGACATAGACTTTTATCGTGGTCCCTGACACGCTCAATTTGATCGTATACGTACCAGAGGCGTATGATCCTATATATGTGTCAATCGGGGTTACGGTGGTTCCAGAAAAAGACGACAAGAGGACTTTTCCTGTCTCTCCGAAATACGCTATGTATCCGGTCTTTGGCGTGCCGGTTGAGACTCTCGCCAGAACTCCAGCGCTGTCTGTTGCGCCGTTATATGTGACTGACGCGCTTACCTCTTGGTTCGCAGTCCCCAGTGTTGACTCATGATATACTAGATTCTTTGCCCACGTTCCAGACCCTCCAGCATTTCCACCAGATACCGATATGCCTCCACCGATTGCGGTGTAGTTCGCTGAGGTATCAGAGGAAAAGTCATCAGATACCCCGACAGATGCAGGGTCGAGGCTGTCGGTCAATGCGAATGTAAGCCACTTACCCGCGGTATCACTGTATATAGCCCCAGTAGTCCCATTGCGGGCAATGCCGCTTACGTGGGGCGAATCCTCATAGGTTGGAAAAGTATCGAAAGCGAATGATGCGCCGCCCGCAGCGATCAAATCGACCACCCGATCAGCACTCAGCAATTTGTCTACGTCCCCATTCCCGGCAGTGTCGTCAATCAGCCCAGCAACCGAGGAGGTCCACTCATATGTGCCTGCGCCGGTCGCTTGAATGATTTGGTTGGTTGCTGTGGGGAGAGATGTGAGGCCTACAAATGCAGAGAAGGGCGCATTCTTTACCTTCCACGCGTCTGCCGAATCGCTAATTAGAACCTTGTCGGCACCTACAGGGGTAGCCTTGGTCGGATAACTTGATGCTGCTGCACCAAAGACAGTTGATGGAAGCATTAAAACTGCCATAATAATAAATAATTTTTTCATCTCTCCCGTACCCTCATAGTTATATCATGCTCCCATTTATGCCCTGCTGATGTAACACATCGAAAAGTCAACTTGTAAGGACTCATAGATGCAGAACCAGCTCGAACCTTTAAAGACACTGCGTTTGATGTTTGCACCACTGTCGTTTGATCAGTAATCGTACTGGAGACATCTGTTCCTGCTTTATCAACCGCAGTTACTGTTGAAGAAACAATCGATTCACCACTTGCAAGATTGAGAGCAAACGAAACCTGGACTGTAAACTCTTCATAGGACTGTTTTATCACTTCATTCATATCATTCCGCCTCTAAGTGTGCGAATGAGGTTCTTGGTGCGATGGCTAGTATCTTAGTATCTGTTCGTTCCCTGAAGAACTCGATCTGCCGCTGCTGCATTACATATTTTTTGATTACACCAGCGGTAGTCGTATAAACAATGCCAGCACACCCTGCCTGATCATCCCCAACTTCACCAGTATCCAACTGCCCCATAACTATATGAAGAGCAGTAATGTGAACAATATCCTCACCAACCTCTTGGGGTGTGAATGTACCGATGACCGTAACGCTACCTGATAATGCTGCCGTATCTGGTGATTCCTGTGCTTCGACCACTCCGAATACAGTCACAGTCCCGACGAACGCTACAGAATCATTTCCTATTTCAGAGACGATTAATGATCCAGTTACCGGAGCATAACCTACGGTTCCTGAGAAGACGACCGAATCCCCCCCGCTCTCATTGACATCAAGTGATCCGACGACGAGCACAGTCCCTGAGAACGCGGGAATGTCTACGCCCTGCTCGATTGCTGCTGTAGTGCCTGAAATGTAAACATCACCTGTGAATGAGCCGGTGTCTGATTGATCAGTGCTTGCGAGACTGCCGGTTACGTAGACAATGCCCTCGCCATCCGCAGTGTCACTACCAGTCTCCTGAACTACAAGCGAGCCTGAGATTGCAGACCCCCACGACACAACACCTTGCCATGTTGCAACATCAGAACCTGTCTCGGTGGCTGCCAGAGTGCCAATAATGAATGTGTTACCTGATGCAGCAAGAGTATCACTTCCTGATTCCGCTGCAGTGAGAGTTCCGTTAATTAGAACATCTCCAGTTAATGCGAAGGTGTCTGTACCTGCCTCGGTTACACCGACGGTTCCAGCTACCAGAATATCCCCTGATATTGCACCAGTGTCTGTACCTGTTTCCTGAGTAGCTAAGGCTCCTGAGATTATTACATCCCACGATACCACGCCTTGAATGATTGAAGTGTCCTGCCCTGATTCAGTTACTTCAAGCACTCCAGTGACAAAAGCATCACCAGCAACTGATGCTGTATCCACTCCAACTTCAGAAGCAGTGAGAATGCCTGAGATTATGACATTACCAGTCAATGCCGCTGTGTCTGCACCAATTTCCTGTCCTGCGAGCGTGCCGAATGTCGTAATGCCACCAGTCGCTGTGAGAGTATCAGTCCCAGTTTCCTGCGCCGATATTTCCACTGCAATCGGAATATTACCAGCTATCGCGGATATGTCTGTACCAGTCTCTACGCCTGATAGTATCCCGTTAACAAGAACATCTCCACTAACTGCCAGCGTGTCCTCGCCACTCTCCTGCGTTGCTACGGTGCCGGTGACAACAACATTGCCAGTCAGTGCTGCCGTGTCGTTGCCGATTTCCGTGCTTGCCAACGCCCCGGAGATAATTACATCACCAGCAAGTGAAGTGGTATCGTCTCCTGAATCTGTTGTGGCAATAGTGCCAGAGATAAGAACATTCCCAGTAAGGGCTACTGAATCTTCCCCAGTCTCTACCCCGGCGAGTGTCCCGCTGACTCCAGCATCACTTACTGATCCGCTCAAAGCCATTGCGTCATCTCCGACCTCGGAGACAGAAAGAGGACCAATATTAAGAACCCATCCATCATAAATGGGTAAGCCATTCTCGTCGGTGACTATCGCGCCGGTTTCGTCACGAAGGATACCATCAGTGAAAAAGGCGAAAAATGAGTCACTACCTATCTCACTGACTGCAAGCGTTCCCTCAACGCCTGCCTCGCCGCCTGACACCGTTCCCGAAAGACTGGCAGTGTCAGCACTTGGCCCTTCGGAGACATCAATCATCCCCATGATGCAAGCTTCGCAGGCTATGGTCGCAGTATCTTCCCCAGTCTCTTGTACTGCGAACGTCCCTGTGATTGGACTCACATAATAGACTGTCAGATAAACATGATCGACAGCACGGGAATAGTTGGTTGTGTTTGATGGTTTGAGCAGAACACCGAATGTCGAAGCATTGACATCGCCCGGGGAAAGCGTGTTGCCAAGAAGGTTCGCTTCTCCACCGACCGTGAACGTCTGGTCAGTGTTAGCAATAGTTGCAGAGAAAGCCGAGGCCGTCCCGGTCCCTGCCGATCCATCCTTGGTGAGCTGAACCGTCAGTTCCCGCCGTGCCGCTGAGTTGCCAGCTGCCTGGTACTCGGTGACAATCTCAATGCCAATGATTGTCGCTTCAGTAGGAATGGAGAACCCGAACCCAGTCGCCGCCATGATAGCGGATGTAGCCGTAGCTGTGGCTCGTTGATCATCAGAACCATAGACATATGACGGGTTGCTCCAGCCAGCAACAATACTGGCTGAAGCTGTAGGGTTGCGAGTCGAGGACGACATTTACGCGTGAGTAATAGTAGCAGCGGTAATGGTAACGGTCTGACCCGCCGTAATACTAACAGAGTCTAGAATGATATCAGAAGCCGATAAGCCGACCGTCAGGCCAGTGATGATATCCGTGTTGTTGCTATCCCTGATCCTCGCCGCTGCCGCCGTGCCAGTGTTATCCGCTGACGTATCGGAGTGGGGCATGGTGAAGGTGAGAACTGCACCTGTTGCCGAGCCACAAGGATCAGTCAAGGGGATGGTGGCCAGGACAGAGGCCATGCCGGTCGTGCCGATCTCAATATAACCAGCCGCAGAACCTGCGTCAATGGCAGTAGCTACTGCGGTCATACGTGCCTGTTTTACTGTTGTAGTATATGTAACTGCCATAATTCATACTCCAAATAAAATTTTTAAAATTATAATGTCATAATACTTAAAGTTTATTCACTTCAAGAATAATTGAATAAGAATCTCCAGCAGTATGGCCTACTGTAGTAAATAATAAATCTCCAGTAACACCACTTCCAGCATTATTTTTAATCCCACCAAAACTAGAAAAATCTAAAAATCCTGTTTGATTTGCTGCAACAGCATATGTAAGAACATCTGTTGTAGCATCCCAAAGCATTCGTACTGCCATACCATCAGTAGTAAACCAAATCTTATTAATAGTTACTTTTGTTGGAGCATCTACCAATGTGCTAACATCAACTTTTACAACAGCAGACTCACCTGTTCCATCAGAAATATTAGTAAACTTTAAAACAGCTTTTTTTACTCCATCGAAAATTGTTTGTGAAGTTATTGCATCAGCCATAATATCACCTATTAATTCACAGTACAAACAGAAGAAATCAACAAGGAACCATCAGGCTTAACAAAAACAACATAATAACTGGCTGCTGCTGATGTAATAGTTAACCCAAGCAGTCCGGCAGCAGTCGTAGTAAACAAACTCGGACCTGCACCACCAATATTAGTAAGAGCGCCGTTAGTCAATTTTGCAAGACTTGTAGTAGCTAAGTTATGTGATAATCCGGCAGAGCTTGTACTCAAGTAAAGCAACCCAGATACAGGTACTGTAACAGTATTACCAGAAACATCTTTGAAAACAAATTGAACTGCACAGGAACCTGATGCAGGTGTTGCAGTAGTCGTTACTGATGCGAAAGCAGGAAAGATTGCATTACCTTCAAAAGTCGGGCCATTTTTACCAAAAGAATATTTTCCCATTTTACCACTCCTTCTTTAGAGCAGCGTTGGAAGATTGGGTCCTTCCAACGCCAGTTTTAAAATTAGTCTTGGCCGTTCACTTATGAACACCAAGTTATCATGCAGCACCAGGCGAACCAAAAATGCCTCGCGGATCAGACCAACCAAACGAACCGCGAAAAGTCGCTTTGAACTTCGCATTCTCGGTATCGAAGTCATTCTCAGTTCCAAATGCATCCGGCCGACGTTCCATGTACTTCAGGCCATCAGGACAGTTAGTCTTAATAAACCATGCATCACTATCCGTAAGGTAATGATTCACAGCAACTCCCTGAGGGAACTTCTTCGATGCCCGAATTGCATTGATATCATTATTCGCAGATCCGGACTGCCCAATAGATTCGAGAATCCGCATAGCGTCGAACTCAAGTGCTGTGGGGATGATCAACTTCTGAGGCATAATCGCGATCTTGAGTCCACGATCAGTAGTGAACGCAGCAATGTCAATGCAAGCCTGTTCAAGAGCAGCTTCACTAAGATCTGCCGCAGTAGAGAGTTCATTCCGCCAAGTTCCGCCTGACTTGTTCGGATGATCAGTAGCACAAAGCTCCTTGCCATCACTATTAGTTCCCATAGTATAAGCAGCAGTAAACGCCCGATTGAGAATGTTTGCCCCAATTATTTCTTTGGTCTGCCGAATGGAGAAGGCCAGAGCATTCGCACGACGCAACGCTACAGTGACAGCTATACCATCTTCGTACATTTCCCGAGTAATAATAAACCCAAGGCCGTACGTTACATGAGTGTAGCGACTAACAAAGCCTTGCTCTTGCTCATCATATGCAATCCCTGCACCTTCAGTCTTCACCGCAGCAAGTCCGAACCCAGTTACGCCAGCTTCCTCTTCGAAAGCCTTTGTAGAGTTACCTTTTTCAAAAATGTCCAAATACTCAATCGGATACTCTTTATATTTCTGCCCGAACCAAGTCTTGACCCCAGGCACCAGATCTTTTGCAAAATTACTAGTAGTAATAATACCCATTTGTAAGCTCCTTTAAATGATGATTAATTATCCAAAGTTAATAAGCAACTAATTAAACATCAGTTGAAATAGTCAGACCAAGCTCATGCTCTCCGAAAAGAATTTCCCACTTGGCATAATCTCCAAGCTCATTATCGTCACGATTCACAAGCCTCAAAATTCTGCAGTTACCACTAGTATCAGTGCCGGTGTCACTGGAGTCA